CTTAGCGTGTGCTTCAGCTTCTTCTATTGTAGTAAAAACAGGTTGTCCATCTATCATTCCTGCTTTAGATAGCTTTACATCTTGTTCTACTGTATCTTCTTCTCCTAATGGTTCAAGCCCTAAGTCAGCTCTTATTTCATCAACTGTCATAACTTCTCTAATTGTCTTAGAGTCAAATTGAACTGTAATAGGTTTTAATTGTACAAACTCAACAGGCAAGTCCATATTATTTACTGAGAATATAGTTTGTAAAGTATTTAAGATATTCAATTGAAATCCTCTTACTACTGTATTTTGGTAGAAATTTGCTGCATTTATAAGTTCATCAGCATTACTAGAAAATCCATTAGCTGTATCAATACCCATTAAAGTTTTAGATGTAATTCTATGAGCTGCACAAATATTTGAAACTAATAGCTCCTGTAAAGCTAGATATTGTTTGTCAGCATCAGAAACGCTTATAGGAGTTATCTCAGGAACTCTAGTCTTATCATCTGAGAAAGTCAATACAAACTTCCCTGAGTTAGATGCTCCTGTAAATTTATCTACTAAGCTTTGTTCTATCTGTCTTCTTTCCTCTTGAGTTGGTATGCCGTTAGCAAAGCTGACAAAGTAAGAACCTGCAAAGCCGTTTTCTATATTATTGAGGTGGAACTCGGCTACTTTTTGGTCTACTAAAGCCCAATTGCATCCTGCTATGTAATCAGGTGTATGGTATATGTCCATATTAGGACTATAAGCACCTGAGTAAATTAACTGACTTCCTGAAGTCCTGTCATTTACATTAAAAGCAGCAATGGGATAAGGTTTATTAGTCCTAGTGTTTCCCCAATCAGCACTTATAAAGAAAGTATCAACCTTACCCATCTCATTAGGTCTTCCCGCTCTTACACGTTCTACAGGCACGTGATACACCTCAGCGATTTCTGTGCGTTCTCTATTCCAAACAACGTGTAGAGCGTACCCTCCTTGAAGTTTAAAATCAAAAGCAACTTTCTTTATTACTTGGTGTAAACTTTCATTTGAATTAGCGTGTCTTAGAAACTTCTTTAATTTAACATAGGCTTCTAAATTTATCGAATCTTCTTCTTCAGCTACTAAATCCTCTCCTGCTATCATTTCTGATGTTTGATTAACAATAGCAGCGTGTGTACTAGAATTGTAATAAAGGTCAATTAAGAACTGAGGGTAAAGGTTTTTCCAATCTTCCGTTCCGTACTCTATGTAATCACGACCTCTTACTTCCTGTACTATTGGTGCAGTTGAAGTTTCTAAGTTGATGCTTAATATTGAATCTTTCATATTTATAAGTTTGATAAGTAAGAACTTACATTAGCTGTAAGTGCTGTGCTTTCTGTATCGTATATTTGTAATTCGCTGACTGTTCCATCATAAGGGTTTTTGTCAGTTTCTCTTACACCTAATGCATTTATTTCGGCAGTACCTGCTAAAGTTTCAGTATCTGCTTGTGCTACTCCATTAAGATAGAGAGTAATTAAGTTAGATGCATTTCTTGTTATTACTAAATTTAAAGCAGTAATTAATGTACCACTATCTATTGTCAAATCTGCTTGAGAGCCATCCGTTTTAAATCTTAAATTAGTTGTTGATGTAATTTTAAAAAATTCGTTAGGCTCAGTATTATCACCTAAAACAACTACATTGTCTACACTAGGTTGTAATTTTATTCCAATAGTAAAAGCACCACTTAAAGTAATATCACTAGTAGATTGTAAACTTTGAGTGGCAGAAGCATCAAAATCTATATCTCCTGAGTTAAAAGCAGGTTGTTCACTAGCTGTAGCTTGTACCATATCAAAACTATTCTCTGAACTATCAGCCCAAGCAGAAACATCAGAACCATTTAAAGTAATTCCTGTTTGATTTTTGTACCAAGCTTCTAAGCCTGTTTCATCAGATGGCTTCCAACCCCCTAAAGTTTTGGTATTATTTAAACTTAATCCTAGTTTGAGTGCTAACATATCTTATGTAGTTACTCCCTCGTGATAACCTATTCCAATTCCACTAGTCAAAGTAATTGCAGTTACATTCATAAACAAAGTTGTTCCTGCAGGTAAAGTAGTTTGTAAAGCAGCTTCTCCTGTTGCATCTGCTGCTACTATTGAAGCCACTACACTTTCAACAGGGAAGTAAACACAATACCAATCTTTTCCTGATTGAGCTGCTGTAGTGAACACTTCTGTGCTACCATTTTTCCCTAGTTGCTCAGTTAATAATTGTTGTACATTTTCTATCATTTTATTTTATTTTATTGTCCGTAATATATGTAATTTGTTTCTGTTGGTGCTTCTCTTTGTGTGTATTGAACTTGCTGCGTTCCGTCTTTTTCAGATAGGTTCATTTTACCTTTAGTTACAAGTCCTTGTACTACTCCTTTAGTAGGAGAAGCAGGACTTAAAACATCATCTTCAGTTGCAGGTGCATTTCCTGAAGAAACTGTTACTGTTCCTGTCCAACTAACTTCGTAAAGCTCATACTTATAATACCCTGCAGGAAATAGCTTTATCACACCTGTATAAATATTAGGTGTAGTTCCGTAAGAAATATCAATATTAGTAAATCTATTTTTTATTGTTTCAGAAGAACCGTAAGCATAATAAACAGACTTATCTAAGTCGTTTGTGAATTTAACTAAGTGCCTTATTTGAGTAGAAGCTACAGAATTATTGATGCGATTATCCTCAGTTTGAACATATATCTTTAAGTCTGTTTCTGTTATTGCTTGTATCATAGTTAGTTTGTCTGTTATATAATAGAAATACTTTAAATTTATTTGCTTTAAAAAGAAAAAGGTGAGCCTAAGCCCACCCTAATCAAGAAATATATAAGAAAACTACTAAGAAATATTAAGCCCCAACAGTTGGGAAAGTTCCTGCTTCGTTAACAAAGCCACTTTGGTCCCAAGGAGTTGTAGTATAATCTTCTAAGAAAGCGAAAGGAATTGCCTCAAGTCCGTCAAATGTAAGAGTGTAACCATTTCTATCTCCAAATGCAGCACCACTATCCATAGTTCCTGCGTTAAGTTCTAATCCGTTTGCCATTCCTAATGCAATAAACACATCGTGTCCGTTAGCTAATTGTTGATTTAATTGTGCAAATATTCTTACTTTAGATTTTCCTAACAATTTAATTTCGTTTTGGTCTTCTTTAGTAAGTTTGTTAAGCATAATATTTATAGTTGGAGTGTAGAAAATCGTTCCGTTTTCACGGCTTCCTGTAATAGTGTCCGTAACTGAAGCTACACCTAAAGGCATAACATATTCATAAATAGTACTCCCATCCCAATCAATTGCATCAATTTCTAAAGGGTGTGTTGCATCATAAGTGTAAGATACGTCTTCATCAAATACAGAAAAGAATATTTTCTTTACTCCTCCACTGATTCTATTACAGTCGAGTCCCCTACCTTTTGTTAGTGCTGTACAAGCCATTGTTTTGTTTTTTTTAGGTTAAGGGAGGAAGGGTATTACCCCCTCCTTCCGTAAATTTATTTTATTATGATTGTCTTACGATATCAGCTCCTGTTCCTGTTTGAACGCCTGCTGAGTAACGAGCAACTAATCTCATATTGTCCGAACCTGTAAAAGCCATATCGATTAAATCTATACGAGTTTTATCACTTAGCAAATCAGTCCCAAAAAATAAATTAGATTTTTGTGCTATAACTAATTCGTTTTCGTTCATTCCATTGCAAACGGCAATTTTGTAGCCTTCAAACATTGGCACATAATCTCCATTCATATTGTAAGCATTAACATATCCTAAAGTCGATACTGCTGAAATGTAGTATTGGTAAGTTCTTTGACTCATATATATATGTAAGTCTTCTTTTCCTAAAACTGCACTAGGTATTGAAGCAACTGCTCCTTGTAATTCTGCAATAATTGTAGCTGCTGTATAAGCTCCTGCTGCTGCATCTTGAACAACTGTTGCATCAACTCCCGGTAATAAAAGCCCTGTACCTGCTCCTAAGAAACCATTGAATTTCCCTGCTACAGCAGTTCCTCCCCATATTGAATTTTCTGTTGCTTCTGCTATGATTTCTCCCATATAAGAAATAACATAGTCATCAAAAGATGCAGGTGGTGGTGCTCCTGCTCCTGCTCTCATTTGTAGAGCTTCCCAAGAGTCTAAAAGTGTAGCCTTGCATAATTCAAGATTAACTTGTAGGTTCTTAGGTTCTAATACTTTTTCTGTTAAAGCTAGAGTACCTGCACTAGTGAAATCGCACGTAGCATCTGCCACTGAACTGACAGTATTATTCATTGCCTGTATGTTACTTTTAAATTTGATATTTTCTATCATTGTTAGATAATCTAACGAGTTTGATGCTTTTAAAGCTGCTGAGATGTAAAATCCTGCTGCTTTTCCTGCAAAGTTTGATGTTGTAGTAAACGCCATTTTTTTTGTTTTTTTTAATTAATATTATTTATTTAAATCGTGTAAGAATTTCTCTCTTCTTGTCATTTTGTTGTATTCTGCTCTTGAAACAGGTTTTCTGTCTGAACTGAATTTATTAGTATCTAAAGGTGCTGAAGCAGGTTGTGCTGCTAACTCAGTCTTTAGTTTTTCGTTTTCTTCTTTTAACTTAGTCAATTCATCTTCTGCTGAGAATTCAACTACTTCTGTAGTTTTTATAGACTTAGGATTTGTAGAAGGTTCAACTGTTTCTTCAGACATTTCTTCAACTTCATCATCACCTCCAACTTTATCTCTTTTTAAATCAGCTACAGCGTCAATTAAATTATCAACCTTATCTTTCATTTCTTCGTAAGACTTAGCCCAATCAGCTTTTTCAGCGTCAGTTTCAGGAAATGCAAACTCAACAGCTTCAGCTAATTCTTCTTCTTTTACTTCTTCTGATAAATCTTCTTCTTCAACTGTATCTACTTCTTCAGTTTCTGACTCGATAACTTCAGCCACTACCCCTTCTTCAGAAATTCTTACTGATACTCCTGATTCTAAACGATATGTTCCGATTGGAGCAGGTATAGTCGTTCCATCCTCTGTGAGAACTGAAAAATCGACCCCTTCTTCTAATTCTTCAGCAGTTGAAACGAAAATAGTTCCATCCTCTGATTTTGCTTGCCACTCTAACTTAATTGTTTCTTCTTTGTTAAGACCTAGAGCTACTAAGATTTGTTCTTTAATGTCCATAATTCTTTTTAGTTTTATTAATGTTTGTAATATATAATAGATAAACTATTACTTTGTTTGATTTTCGTTTATTATTTCATTTAAAGCAGATAATATTTCCTCAGTAGTTGGTGTTTTTTCTGACATCTGTTCCATCTTGTCCGTAAAGTAGCCTTCAATTGAAAGTCCTTTTAATTCACCTTCCTTTATCTTAGACCAAATTTCATCATTAGAAATTTTTAGTTTTACCATCCAAGTACCCACAGGAAGTGAATACCCGTAAAGAGTAGACTTGTCTAATTTAGTATCTTCAATAATCCAAGACTCAACTGTTAGAACACCGCTTACTCTATCTTGGTGTTGATATGTAGCTTTATGATGATTGTTATGTTTTAAGTATAACTCAGAAGCCTTTCTAACTGTATCAGGACTAAAGTAAA